CAATTCTGTACAAATGACAGTGGGACCAGGACGCTTCTTAGTCTTACTTTCCGTGTCAGTACGTGTGTCCGCAGTTTCCACTGTTTCTGCAGTGATGTTTGCAATCTCTCCTGTGATCTTTGCAATCAAATCTTGTGCAAGAAGTGCCTTAGTGGAGCTATTCGATCCGCCTACAAGATTTTCTCCAGATGCAAGAGAAGCAAGACCTTGATCGCTACTCAGAACATCATAAATAATCTTATCAATGCCTTCTTGACTAAGATTCTTTTTGATTGTTTTTGTTCCACTGGTGGTAGTATTTCCAGTAACGCTTTGCGTCTGCGGAACCAAATCACCAAGATTAAAACCAAGACTGAGGGAACTTTTTCCGGTTGCCATGTCATTTCACCTTTTTCCGTTGGCGTAGTGCGACAATTTTACGGTGCCGCAAAAGTGGTTTGATAACTTTTTCCCACAGAAGAATTGACCCCTGCAGAACTGTGTAAATCAGTGTAGCTGTCAGTAGCCAGTCTGCAATTTTGATGTGCAAGAAAATTCCATCCCATACATTAGCTTTGACTGGCGCAGCTAAGACAGTTTCAATCCTTTGTTCCAGTTGCCCGTAAACAGTACCTGCCCATGCAATCGCAAGTTTTGTTGGTGTGCTTAGCATGAATGTCCCAGTTTCTGTATGTTCTGTACTCAATGTTGCCCCCGTTACTAGACACCAATTGCCCACCAGTAGTAACTTCTATCTCCTGCGCCGTTGTTAAGAGAAAATTGGCTCAGTGAGACTGCGGAAACAAAGGCACCGTTTTCTGCTGCACCAACTACTTGCAGAAAGATGCCAAGAACTTGTTTTTCATACGGAGCTGAGAACGCAACTGCAGTTGAACTTGATCCAGTCAATGCTTCTAGAAAACCACCTTGAACTTGCAAACCGCCAATGATCTGATTCCATTCGTGCTCCGAAGGAAACTGAGTAGTTCCCAGAGATTCATTGACTTCTTCAAGAGTGAAGCCAGTGAACGGAGTGATGGAATTAATATTTGCCATCAACGCTGTCCAGCAATGTTGAAGCGAAGTTGCAAAGTGTTCAAAGCAAACGCACCCTTCGCAAGAATCGAATGATTCTGTGCTGTTTTATCCACATTATATTTATTAACTCCGCCAACGGAATACGCAAGATACGGAGTGACAGGCGCATCAAAATTTCTGCCGTCCAAGGAAGGAAGCAGGAAACAGGAAAATGGAGCAGTCGGCGCAGAAGTAATATTCGGCGGACCTTCGATTTCAATCTCTTGCAAGTTGAGGAAACGAGAACGAATGTATTGGAACTTGCCAAACAATGCTACGCCTGCGTGCGGTTCGTATGTGAAATTAAACAATGTATTTGAATTGTAGATATCCACGTTCACATACTTGATTGTTCCTGCTGTACCATCTATGAACCCAAGCAATTCCGTATTCGCATACGCCAACGAAGCATTGAATGGATTGAATGTATTCGTGGTTACGAAGTTATGTTTTATCTTCAGCCGACCGTATCTCTGAAGAACAGTATCGTAGATCAGGACAGCATTATAAATCTTTACAAGACTACTGGATGCATCCTCTTCCACGGAAAGCAAGACATAACGATTGAGCCACAGATAAATTGTCGGCGAATCCGAAACAAGTTTCAGGCTGGCAAACGTATTTGTTGATGTATTAAACACCTCGTGGAACGTAGTCTTGCTGATGAATTCCGTTATGTCCGGAGCTACAGGTTGAGCTTCAATGCCAGCTATAACTTTTAACTGACCGTTTTTCTCAACTACGTAATGTCCTACTGTATCTACTCCACCAAAAATGAGCTTATCATACCGCACATTCGACAAGAATTCATCCTGTCCAGTACTGTTCTTCACAACTGTGAACTTCCACGGATACCTGGCATTTCCAGTATACTGTGCAAAGATCGTATTCGTTGTGGTGTAGATATAGAATCCGCTAGTAGTTTCCTTTGTGTATACAATATCTCCCTGGATGTCATTCGGATTGATTGATCCAGCACCGGAGACAAGAGAGGAGACAAAGTCTGTGGGAGTTGTTGTCGAAGACCAATATCCAGTCAACTGTCCGCAGCAGATTAGGTAGTTGCTGCTACCTACAATTGTACGGATATTATTCGTGAACAGGAAGTTCAACGGAGTGACAGTTGCAGTTATGTTTGTAAACGTCACATTCTCACTACTATCCACTGTAGCAGTATACAGTTCAAACGTAGTGTAAATGTATGCAATGCCTCGGACAATTGCCCAAGTTATGTTTAGTGCTGGGAATGACGTTCCTACAAACGTAACTGTACTTCTTCCGATCTTTCCTGCTGTGTAAACTGCCGCACCTGTGACGTAGATATCCACAAACTTGATTGGATTGCCACCGGAGGAAAGTGTCGCTGGAACCTTGAGTTTCCGAATAATCGACTGTCCCGCAGCCAGTGTCATCGGAAGCGTAGGATTGATGTATCCAACGCTTTGATAACCACTGGCTGTGGGAATGACATTTTCCAGGTACAAAGCTTGTGGAATGCCTGCATCAAGTTGCGAGCCTGTGGGATCTACACGCCGATCAAAATTGTTATCCGGACCAGGAACAATAACAGTTCTGCCACCTTCCGCAATTGTCATCGGAAAGGTGGCAGCGGACAGATTCCCGCGGTAAGCGATTTGCGGCATGTTAGATACTAAGAAGGGTAAAGTTTCAGAAGAGCTTCAAGCGCCTGTTGACCTTTTTCTTTCCGTGCAGTCAATTCAGTCTTGGGAATGTTCTCTGGAATCTCAAACAGAAGAGTGTGAATATTCTTAAGTTCAGCGCAGATGTTTCTTTTGTGCGCTTCAGCCATAGTGAATGCTTGAAGAGCTTGACCTAGCTGTTCTTGAAGAATACTAGTGATTTGAGTTTGAACGGACATGATTCTCTCTATTAGGTTTTTGCGTACACCGGGAAGACTCCAACAGTGGAGCCGTCGTAAATTAGTTCAATGTATTTTGTGGGAGTAGCAGGAAGAGCAGAAGCTCCGCCTGCAGCACCAACAGTAGTTTGGGAAATACCTGTACCAAAAGCAAGCCTACCATTCTGACGAACACCGAATCGTACAGCAGCGGAGGTATCTACAACTTGAAGAACTGCGTTATCCGCAGCAAAAGTTCCATATGCTTGAAGTTGCAAACCAAGAGTTGCTGCCCTGTGTCCAATAAATACTGGAACAGTAGGACCTTCAGTAGCAGAAGCCCCGACCCAGACAGCAAAGTTTACACAAGAATTCGGATCAAAAGCAGCTCCGCACAAGAAACTTCTTTGTTGTTGTCCACCGCGTGCCCAATGTGCACCGATAGAGCAGTTGTAATCTCCGTCTGCCGTTATAGAAACAGGAATTGCGTGAACTTGCAGAGTGTTGAAAGAACGATCAGGAGGAAGATTAGACGACGGTGCACCACCATTATTGAATGCAGAAAGCTCACTAGTTGCTACGCCACGAGAAGTGTTAAGTGCAGTTTCCCCATAAAGAGCAAAACCAAATCCGCCAGCTGATTCAACAGAAGCATATCCTGTAACTCCAGAAGGAAATGCAAGAGTTCCAGTAGGAGTGTTATTCCGTATTGCACCTACAATTGCATTTGAATTTCCACCAGCAATTACACGAAAGAGGTCAGTTCCAAACGCAGGCAAACCAAGATCTAATGCGCCTGCTCCGGAGAATGTAACATCCCCAAACATGATTGCATTATAAGCTCCGGTAGCCGGAGTATCCATCCTGTAATTGCCAGGAGGAAAAAACAAAGGGCCTTGAGAAAAGCCCGCCATAATGCTAGCAGTCTGCGAAGCAGTAGTTCCTGTTTCTACTCCAACATCTTTAGCACTCTGAATGTCAGAGAACTTACTTGTTGCTGTACGAGTAACTCCTCCCAGCATTGGCGATGTATAAGAAACATTGTCAGAAGACAATGGAGTTCCCAAAGGATATGGAGACCAAATTGAAGCTGTCATGATGTTTTAGTACCCGTTGGCTTGAACATTGGAAATTATTACAGCAGCCATTTCTTCTTTGGCCAGTGCTGTATATGCAGCAAACTGTTCTGTATCTCCTATACTCTTGAAGACGCGTGCAGCTGCTTCGTAAATAATTGCAAAGGGCTGCAAGATGGCAATCCAAGAAGCAAATGACGTAGGTAAGACACTTGGAAATGTATAATAACCAAAGAGAATGTACTGCACAGGAGCAGACGAGCGGATTTGAATTATTTGCCCGGCAACATACACTACATTTTCTTTGTTTATTCCATAACCATCCAAGACTTGTTCAGGAGTAATCAAATCATAAAGCACACCTTGCTCAAGACCTTGTGAGTCTGTTTTGCGGATGTACTTAAGGGAACGATAGAAAGGAAGCAGAGCATAGTAATCAATTTGTTGAAGACGTGCAGCTACTTCAAAACTGATGCCAATTTCTATCAGATCCCTATAGAAGTAATCTGAAGAATGCAACTTGAGAGTGGCGGACCGAACTGCCGAAGAAGTTCTGTCTACCAAATCAGGACGCTTGGTAAGAATATAAACTTCGTTTAGCAGTTCGGTAAATGTCATTTTGTTCTCGTATGCTTACAGCTTCAGATTGCTCAAGTCACCAAGACCGGCACCGGGAACTGGTTGGCCTGCAGGATCGCTGAATGCACTTCCAATGTTTTGCATTGCGATTTGCGTTTCAACTTCTTCCTTGTTCGGCATTCCAGGAATTGGAGCAGGAATGGCTCCGCCAGTTGCTTCCAGAGAAAGAGCAGCTGCAAGATTGGAAGGAACTCCACCGGGAAGCAAAGCAGCAGGAATTGCAGCAGGCTTGAATGTTTGAGCACCATTCCCACCAGCAGCAATTGCACCAATGTTTTGTGAACTGCCCACACGCAAACCAGAACGCGTATCGCTAGTTCCCATGTTCCTATTTGGATCCTGAGTTGCCGCTGCAATCCGTTGCTCTTCCAAGAATTCAGCAATGATCTTTGCACGCATCACCTTCATCGGATCAAGCATGTCCGGATCAATTTGCCGTGCATTCGGATCAACGTAGATGCCAGGATTGCCAAGACGAACTTCTTTGTCCAATTCTGCAATCTTACCTGGATCATCCGTAACGTAACGACCACCAGTGAAGATTGCAATACTACCATCAGTGAAGACGTATTTGGAATGCGGAATGTGGGCCAGATACAGGTTCTTAAGAACAGGAGTGTTTAGAGACATGATTTTCTTTCAGGGTTATGGAGAAAGTTTTACGCTTGCACGGGAGTTAGAGTACCGCCAGTTTTGCTACGTTGTCCGGAAAGGACATTGGTATATGCAGGATTTGCCAAAGCATTTCCAGTTGCGCCAATTCGACCGTCCGCATCAGGAGTATAAACAACATCGCTACCGCCATTACGGATCGTGATGCTGGAAATAAATCCTTCAGTGGTACTTGTCATACCTTTGGGATTAAGTTGCAGAACACTCATTACACACTCCTAGAAAGTTCACGCACTTCGCTCAAGCGCAGATGAGAATGAATATACAAAGTTTCCTTTGTATTTGCTTTAACGACAACTTTGGAATCAAATTCCCAGTCACCATGCATGTTAAGTTTTTCTTTACTTACTTCCACATCCCAACCTGCATGTGCATCAACGGTTACAGCAGTAGTCATTGTTTAGTCCTTTCAGGAAGAGGGAAGTGTGGACTTACACCGAGAGGCTGCCACAGAAAATCAGCCGACAGCAGCAGCAGTCAGATTGTAGACAACTGCATTTGCAGGAGGATTCTTCATCACAGTGGTGAGTTCTGTGGTGAGAGTTCCACCAACTGCATCAATGCCATTATCCTGTGCAGTGTTGCCGTTGTTGTTAAACTCTTTATTCATGGTCTTGCGGTCACCAAGATAAGCCAACCGGAAAGTTGACATATCCACAGCAACTGCCATTTTGCTCCACGAAGTATTCGTGTTGAACAGCGGATGTTCGATCACACGGAAAGTTCCACGGCTGGTCTTAAAGGAACTAAATTGCAGACCGTAGGAAGTTTGGCCATCAGAAAGGAAGTACGTTCCATTCAAACGGCCAATGTTATTGATAACCGTACGAGCGCCACCACCAACGAAAAGCAGACGTTCATTCGCAACCTTCGGATCAGTCGCCTGATTGAAGACTGGATTAAACATCGTTTCCAATTGCGTGAAGTTCGTAGTAGCACCAGCAGTCGTGATGTTAACACCACTGTAATAACTGGGATAGTACGAAAGATTACCAACAATACTGATAAGGCCATCCATCGTGCGGAACGGTTGGCCATTCCGAGTACCTTGGCTTTTCTGACCAAAGAAGATTGCCTTTTCAATGTCCGCTGCATGCAACATTGCGCAATCTTGACGGCTTTCCGTAATGTTGCTTTCTCCAGCAATCACCAAAGTTGCACGAACAGTGTCGCTGATTGCCCAGGTATTGCGGAAGATTTGCGTCAGATTAGTAACCCGGACCGGATTAATAATCAGAGAATTCGGACGCAGAGAAGCTTCTTCGAATGCAGTACCAACTTGGTAAAGAAAGATGCTAGCAGCAATTGCAGCTGCAGCAACACTGCCGACGCCACGAACAACACTTACTTGCGTGGGGCTAATGATGCTGTTGATGATGATGTTTTCACCAGTGGAATCCACACGCATCACCATGTTCGGAAGGATATTCGTGGTATCCAGAACAGTAAAAATTACATCAGATGCACCTTGTCCAGCAGCACTAAGCTGCATTTGTGGAAAGATCATTGTCTTCGTGAAGAAACCGTGTTCAATTTGAACAGCAGTTTCAGTCGGAAGCATACTCGTCAAACCAAACAGCGGAGCATTACCGTTTGGCATCAGACGAGTAATCATCTGAGCAAACGAAAGCTTTGCTAGGTTCTGAGTAAACTGGGAACTGTTGAAGATACCGGTAGTCATTTCAGTATGTCCTTATGTGTAGTTGGTTAATTACGCAGCGAGACCAACAATGCTGTAAGTAGGAGAGAAGTCAATGGAATTAGTGGCACTGTCCGCATTTGCATTTCCGGACATAGTCACAGAACCAGCCGCAAGATTGATACCAATGATTGTTTGCCCTTGCAAATTCACAATTGCATTCGTGACAACCATACCAACAGAAAGATTCTGCAGATCAGCTGTACCGAAGCCAGTCAGAACTGCACTACCGTTCACACTGGTAATATTTGCAACTGTACGAGCAGGAGTTCCGTTCGTGATCTTAATCAGAAAGTCTTTCCAACTAGATGCAAGAACGTTTCCGCGAGTCATCGTTGCACCGGTGTTTGCAGTAACTGCACCAGTGATAAGATTAGCAGAAAGATTAATTACACGCCAACGAAACGCACTGCCAGCAGGAACTCCAGGACCGTTGAAAAGTACACGCATTGCTGTAATCAATGCTTGCGCAGTCGGATAAGTATCCGTACTAACACCAGCAGGATTTCGAACATAAACTGGATACAACATCATTGCAGCAGTAACTGCAAGAGCTGTATTAGTCGTATCCGTTGCCGGAGGAAGTTGTTCGTAACCAATGATAACATCGCCTCGATTAAGCGATTGTTGCATGCCACCACTAAAAATTGCAGGTAGTACAAACATGATGATCTATTCCTTATGCTGAAGAGGTGAAGAAGTCAAGAACTGAGGAAACTAGTGAAGTCAAATTCTCCGGCAGACTTAGCAGCTGCTGCTTTTTGCTGCGGAGTTTCAACTGGCTTAGGTGCAAACGGCTTACTCATTTCAGTCAAGAAAGTATTCAGTGCTTCCGTAACTTGAGCAGCAGTAGCCGTTGGATTTTTGTTGATGTATTGTGTTCGCAACGCATCAACCATTGGAGCAATAGCAGGATTTGACATTGCGGGATGCTGATTTACCAACGCATCCTTTACCGCGTGTTGACGTACAAGGGAAGGAATTTGTGCTTCAAAAGCTTTTCGTTGTGCTTCCAGAGCTGCCTCAAGCATTTTGTTTGTAGCAATAATCTGTTGACCAGAGACATTCTGACCGAGATTATTGACAATTTTTGCGAGTGCAGCAACAGCTTCTTGACCACCAGCTGCAACTTGCTGCATTAGTTCTGGAGTAACGGCTTTTGAAAAATCCAGTTTTCCGGCTGACTCCATAACCTTTGCAGGATCTAGGTTAGCAAAAGGATATGGATTCGGATCTGGGTTATTCGGATCTACTTTAACAGGTGTCCAGATATCAGCAAATGGCTTTAGGCCGGACAGGGGATCTTCAGGAGTTTCCGGAGCAGCAGGAACAATATTAGGAGGTGTGTTCGGACCGCCGCCAGTTCCGGGAAGAGGTTGTCCAGGATTGTTAACTCCAGTCGGCGGAGGGTTCACTGGAAGATTTGGATTGTGCGGAGGAACCGGAGGAGTGTTACCAGTAAAAGCAGTGCGAAACATGTCCATGATATGCATTTTGTTTACCTACGTGTTTGGGTTAACGGATCAGAGAAGGCCAGGCTGGGAAAGAACTTCTTGTGCTTTTTCAGAGCGATCCAACATGTGCTGGTAAAGCTTTTGTTGACCGCGCAGAAAGGCTTGTTCTTGAGCTGCTGCGAGAGGATTGTTTACATCAATTTGTAATTCTGAAAGTTGTATATTTACATCAGCAAGCTCCGTTTGCATGAGGCAGATTTGGGATTGGTTGAGAATTGCACCTTCTAGAAGTTCTTGTTCGGAAAGAGTGTACCGCGTGACGATTGGTGTTGCCATTTTTTATTCTCCTACTTGAGTGGGACCGGACGTAGGAACTGGTTGGTTTCCGCCAGCACTCCGAACAGCTGGTGCACTAGATGTTCCACCGCCAGTAGCTTGCGCATTTGGATCATAACCAAATTGTTCTGGAAGTGGCTGCGGAGGAAGAAGTTCTTTGACAAGACTCTTGAGTGCGTCAATAGTAACTCCTTCAATCTTCATGGAAACAGTTTTTGCAAGTTCAGCAACTTGTGAAGATGCCATTTGCCAGGAACTGACTGCTTGTTCGTAAGTCTTTTGTGCAGGACTCTTCTCAAATGGAGAAAGATCCACATTCCGAGTTTTCATCAAGTAGGAGAAAACAGCTGCAGTGTTGTAACCGGAACCAATTTGTTCGGAAGAACCGAGAACTTGAAGAGCAGTTGCTAGATCATCGCCACCAATAATCTTTTCAGATGGGATCAGACCATCACTGATCTTAAATGTGACTGCAGAGCGGCGAAGTTCTACAGGATCAATCTTAATTTCCTCATCCTGAGTTGGAGAGTAGATTGAAGTTCCTTGCTGATACTGAAGAGTATTCAGCTTCATGATCTCCTTGAGAGGAGTGAAAACTTGACCTTCCAGGACAATGGAAATGACTTGATCTGTCGCATTTGCATTTGACATAATGCTATCATATTCCTGCTTGGTCCGATTTCCCTTTGTGAACTGACCTTGTTTTGCAGGATTCATACCATTCATGGTATTCGCAAAACCAACGAGTTGGCTAACTTCCTGAAAAGCCATTGCACTCGTATTGTCATTGAAAGGAATTGGGAAGTATGCTTCTCCAGGTTTCATATTATACGCAGCCGGACGCATAGGAATCTTTGCAGTCGGGCTATCGTTATTGATGTGCGCAGCAGAAATCAATAGAGGATTGTAAATACCGCGATCACTAATAGCGCGTCTACGAGCAGCGATAGCACTATTAACCAAAGCGCTGCCGATCTCTTGAAATGGTCTCGTGTTCTCTGCAAGAGATTTGGTTTGGTATCCAAGACCGTCTTCATATGGTTGTCCGATCAGAACAGGAAGATAGTTATGAGCGTTTGTTTGTCGTTCCGCGTAGAGAACAACCTGGTGGTTTACAATGATAAACTTCCAGATTTGCGGAGTGTTGGCTGCTGGAACACGGATATCGAAATCTTGCGGGAGGATTCTGGCATACAGAGTAGTAACCACATACAGATCACGATACTGAATTTCCCCTTGCGGACGTGTGAGAAGTCCAGCCCATGCCATCCAGTTTGTTCCATAGCGATTCACATTCTGAATAAGTGCCTTTTGATTCACTGGCGGCATGTAATAATCTTGGTAATCACCAATATTAAGACCAGTCGTACCGCCACCTGCGTATCCCATTCCACTTTCAAAAGCTGCAACTACGTTTGCAAGACGAACATCTGGAAGTTCGCTGATGAACTTTTTGAGGTGAATCCGACTCATCAGTTCAGTTTTACCAATGAATTCACCGTGTTTGTAAACATCGCTGGGCTTGTAGCGAATATCCCAAATTGTGTTGTATGGATCCCAACGTTCGAGTTTGTTTCCGCGCCAGATTGTTTCAACTGGCCGACCTTCAGTTCCATCTTGATAGGAAACATCTGTTTCAATAGCTGCGACTTTTTGTGCGCCATAGGACATTTCCACGAATGCAAGATTGTATTTGAAGCAATCCTTGAAGAACACCATCAATTGCTGAGCCCAACCGCCACGAATACTGTTTTCTTCAGTAATTGCAGAGAATTGTCGAGCTGCATCAATCTGGGAAGGAGGCGCAACCCAATCGAAAATTGGTGTTCCGGTTAGGAAAACACTTGCTTGATATGTTACTTTCGCTTCAACCTGCGATGCGACGATCGGGAGAATGATGTTCTGAAACTTTGTTGGGTCACCGGATCTGTTCGCTGCTGCAGCTTTTGCTTGTTCTTCTGTGTAATCTAGTTCTCGCTGATAGACGAGGTCTAGTTGGAGAAGTTGGTAGCGAATATCGTATTGCTGATTCATTACCCCATAGCAGTTCCTGGAGAACTCCAGAAGAGCTTGTTGGGACTTTTCTTTGAGAGGAATCGGTGTGGAGATACTCATGATTGTGATTAGTTTGTTTAGCGATAACCGCGAGTTGAATTATAATCTGGCATATCAAACACAGAATTAACACCACCTGTAGATGGATTCTTTCCAGTTACAAGTAGTGTAAGAATGTTTTCAGCGGCATTTGCTTCTCGTGATTTCTGCTGCCTATAATTAGGGCGTTGCATATCTTCACTTACATTCTTACGAAGCATAGCTACAAAATCATTTACAGACTTTGCATCTTCAAAATCAACGCCAGCTTCTTGAAGTTGTTTGGCTACGCTTTGAAAATTATCAATAGCTTGCACACTCATTTTGAGCGCGCGCCCTTTTTCCGCAATTGCTTCAAGAATTACATTATAACCACGTTCGTTAGGCATGTTGTTTCCTTAGAATGGTGCGTTTTCAAGAACATCGTAAACCCGAATATCACCTGCTTCCTGGTTTTCCATGATCGTTGTTCCTGCAATTAGATAGGGATAAGTGGCCAGCATTTTGCTCATGAAACAGAGGCAATCGAGAATACCATCTGTATTTTTCCTGGTAAGTGGATTGAATGCAACGATCTGTGCATGCACAAGTGGACGAACTTTCGGATGAACCTGGATTTCGCCCTTGATGTAACTTTTCAGCATTTCTGCGATGCGTGCATTCTTACTTGTTCCGGTACTGAGAAGTTCTACTGCCTGAATTCCGATGATTCCATGCAGCTGACACATATGTTGAAACCAATAAAGGAGGGAATATTGGTATGCATTTGATTCGATTCCAACACATCTGGCACCGTATCGGAGACAATATTTTAGTGCAATTAAGATGGTATCTCCAGGACTAAAACGGCCTTCACTGATCTCAATTGCTACTGGAACCCCTTCGTAAACCTCACAATATGTGATTGTTACCTCATCTGCGCCCGGTTTATCAGTTGCGGGATCAATAACTACGAAATTTCCTTGATGCGGTTCGTATTCTGGAACAGCGTATGCAGGAACTTTCGTAATATCGAAGGTATTATTTACCTGTGCATCACCGTCATTGAGAACTTCAGCGTAAAAGATCTGCGGTTTGCCGGCGGCCAGATCATTTTGAAACTCACGTAGCAATTGTTTCAGCGGATGCAGATCTTCCCAGAGAGATTTGCCGTTTTCCGTGATGCCACCGGTGATGAATTTGAGCCAATTGCTATTCTTGTCAAGCTTTTTCAGGAGTGCAAACGGAGTCGGATACATGTTTGCCAAAAACACATACAAACAACCCTCCGGACTCTTCGCTTTCATTGCAGTTCCCTGCATCCAATTCTCTATTTGGTTAGAAAGGATTTCGGAGTCCGCATCTTCACGTGTTTGGACGTCGTCAAATACCATGACATCTGGGCGCCTATTTTTCCGTGTGATTCCTCGAATATCAGAACCAGCTCCTGCGCCTCGGAGAATAATATTCCGTCCACGGAAACCAAACAGTTTAAAATCTGCTCTATCAATGACAAGTCCCACACGCCAGTTTCCAAATACCGCTTTGATATTTGGTTCATCAAGCATATCAGTAATGTCGCCGATGACGTCATTTGCTTTCGACTGAGTGCCAGCAATGTAAAGGATAAACGTTTTCTTAGTGAAGAGAATGCAATATAGGATGAAGAGCTTGAGTACGGTTGTCTTGGAGAATCCTCGGGGTAGGCCAAGGGCAAGTTGGGAAAAGTCACGGATTTTGTGGACATATTCACCCAGCCATTGCCAAATACCTAGAAAAATCTCAGGGAAGGAGTATTTGTAAACATCTGGCATTGCGAGCGCGGCAAGGAAATCTAGACTTGCGCGCGCATTTGCTTGAACTTGGATTACATCTGCACTGATGTTTTGAAGATGTTCCTCTTCCAGGATGGGAACTGGTGTAGGAAGATCTTCAGCATCTGGATTAATTGGATCACCAGGCTGGGCAATGCCTGGATTCCGGCGCTCGAAAAGACTTTCTTGCGGAGCAGAGACTCCGAGTCCTTCAAATCCAAGATCTGCGATGCTGAAAAGATGTGTCATCAGGAAATTATATCCACGCGCGCGGAAGAAACATCTGTTGCATTCCGTGCTTCCAATTGCGCAAGAACTGCACGGAGCATTCCAGTTGCACGAGTAGCACTGTTTTCCAAAAGTTCATCGTAAACAGGTGCGTGCAAAATCTTTGGATTTGCATTTGCAGGAACAACAGGTGTAACAAAGCGCTGCAGTCGGAAGACCGAAAGTTGCAAAGCAAAAGATTCAACGTGGTCCTGCGAGGGCTTTTTGGCTGGCTGGTTCATTTTCTACTACCTCAGTGGCAAGATTGTTTAGTGTATGAGATGGAATTGTGACAATGCTTTGCCCATCTACACTAACAACTTTACCTTCTTTGGTTACTTGCAGTTGCCGGACAATTACAGTCGGCATGCTGATGTTTACGATTTGAGAAACTTGTTGGCTTGCTGCATTGCTGTCACTTGCACCAATGCGACGCTTCATTTTGTTAATCTTTTCCAGCATGGAAACAATTTCTCCAGGCCGGGCAAAGATCATTGTTTGTGTTTCTAGCTGTTTGAGAAGCTTTGCTTCGATGCGATCATAACCATCATCGAGTTCTTTGTATTTTCCGAGAGTAACCTGCTTCCGCGCGGCCAGTTCTCGTTTAAAATCCTCATTTGCAAGATGTTGGCTGATTGCACTTTCTGTGATTCCGAGAGTGGATGCGATTGTTACAGGAAGGAATCCATCCGCTAGGAGCTTGAGGATTTGTTCTTGTTCATGGGAAAATTTCTTGACTGGATCAGCATTCACTTTCGCAACAGGATGAGAAATAGGAACAGGCGGAAGTTCCCTATATGCATTGACTGAAGGCGCAAAGCCAAGAGTTTCGCTGAGTCCCATGATTGAATGCCGCAGTTGCCCGGAAAGAGGATGTATTAAAATACCACGGAAAAAAAATTTGGTAAAAGATGCCAAAGTGCGGACAGGGAGGGAGGTGTTTGTTTTGTAAAAAAGCGATTAGCGAGAAGGAGGTAAAAGTTTAGGAAAATTTGAAAGAGGTTATAGGATAGGGAGCGGTTCAGATGTCAAAAAAGGTCCGTACCCCTGGCTCTCGCGTTGGTGAATGCGAATCATTCTCGTTTG